ATGTCTCCTCAAGAATATGAGAAGCGTTCTGATGAAATCATGGAAGCTATCCGTAGTGGAAAGTTTATCTATGATATGTCTGGTTCTGCCAGATAAATAAAAAAAGTGTTGACAAACAGTTTACTTTAAGTATAACTATAGTCACATTAGTGTGAGTTGGTTCGCTACCTGCTCACACAAAACCGCAAACAGTACCATCTTACGGATTACCTGAAGAGCATGGCCCGTTAATTATCTGGTAGGCCAACTAGATATGTTACGCACCCATAGTGAATCAGCCTCTAAATAGTCTGGTAAGTTTGCATCTGTAACGAAAAACAGCCAACATTAGGAGAATATATCATGGCTTTTACTACCGCAGCCGGGTATGGTAATCTTCCTAACGGTAATTTTTCACCTGTAATCTACAGCAAACAGGTGCAGCTTGCTTTCCGCAAGTCTGCTATTTGCGAAGCAATCACAAACTCCGACTACTTCGGTGAGATTGCAAACATGGGTGATTCCGTTAAGATTATCAAAGAACCCGAAATTTCAGTTCAGGCTTATGCACGTGGAACACAAATCACTGCACAAGACCTTGACGATGAAGACTTCAGCCTAACAATTGACAAAGCTAATTACTTTGCATTTAAGGTTGACGACATTGAAGAGGCACACTCACACGTAAACTTCCAGTCATTGGCAAGTGACCGTGCTGCGTATCGCCTTGCTGACCAGTTTGACCAAGACGTTCTTGGCTACTTGTCAGGTTACACCCAGTCTGCACTTCATGGTGCGGCTGATACCGTTAACACAACTGTTAATGGTTCAAAAGCAGTTACAACTGCTGGTTCAGATGAACTCCTGTCTTCAATGAAGCTGGAAGCTGACGACTTCGGTGGTTCAGCAGGTTCATCAATTGGTATTCAGCCACGTGCTGGTGGTGCAACTTCTGCAACTGTTGGTTCAGGTAATGCCAACGCACTGCAAATTATTGCTCGCATGGCTCGTAAGCTGGACCAACAGAATGTTGATACTCAAGGCCGCTGGCTTGTTATCGACCCTGTGTTCAAAGAAATCCTCATGGACGAAGATTCACGTCTGTTCAATGCTGATTTCGGCGGTTCAGGTCTGCAAAATGGTCTAGTGCTGAACAACCTGCATGGTTTCCGTGTGTATGTGTCTAACAACCTGCCTGTAATTGGAACTGGTCCATCAACAACTGGTGGTACTAACGCTTCTAACTACGGCGTAATGGTTGGTGGTCACGATTCTGCTGTTGCAACTGCAGAGCAGATTAACAAGACTGAAACCTACCGTGACCCTGACAGCTTTGCTGACATTGTTCGTGGTATGCACCTGTATGGTCGCAAGATTCTTCGTCCTGAAGGTCTTGTCAACGCCATCTACAACTTGGTATAAGGGAGATTTAGACAATGGCTGTACTTTCACAATCCGTTGCTAAAGGTGTTCGTGTATACGAAGCCGAAGTAACCCTACCTACCGCAAGTGGTACTGTAACTGCCGTTAGCATTCCTGCTAATTGTTTAGTATTGTCTGCTGGTTGTGTTGTAACTGAAGCATGTGCTGGTTCAACTGCACACGTTGCTGACCTATCAATTGGGTCTGCAGACATCGTGACTGCAATTAACCTGCAAGCTGGTTCAGTAGGTGACATCATCACAGAAGCTGCTGTACCACAGGGTACAACTGCTGCCGACACCATTGACGTTGTTTCAACCGTCACTGGTACAGGTACTGCTGGTAAAGTTCGTGTTTTTGCACTTGTTGTAGACATGGATGCGCCACGTACTGCTGATGAAGTAGACCGCGACACACTTGCCTAAATAGTACATGGGAGAGCAGGGCAACTTGCTCTCTCATTTCTCGCTGAGGATTTATAATGGCATACACTTACCTTGACATTACGAATGAAGTTCTTGCGCGGTTTAATGAGGTATCATTAACTGCTTCAAACTTTTCTAGCGCACGTGGATTTCAAACACAATGTAAAAATGCTGTCAATGATGCTATTAACTATATATTTCAACGTGAGTTTGGTTGGGGCTTTAGCCACGCCGAACAAACAGATACATTAGTTGCAGGTACTGCTCGTTATACATTTGACAGCACAGTATATAATGCAGACTATGAAACATTCCGAATTAGTAAAGATGAAAGTCTTGGCGTAGCAGGTGTTAGCCTTCGCGTACTGGACTACAAAGAATATGTAGATAAATATATTGACCAAGAAACAACAAGTGACGTAGGCGGTGTGCCTATTTTTGTGTTTAGAACACCTAATAACAATTATGGTTTATACCCG